GTTTGCTTAGCCAAAGTAGAGGAGAACCCATGACACTTCCAGATGAACGATACCGTGCGGTCAGGATGGCCGAACGATTCATGCAGGATTTGCTGGATCCACGTAAGACTCCTAGAGTGCCCAAGACTATACGTGCCCAGGCTCGCAGTGTACTACGTCATTATCCCTCAACGTATGATCTAGATCGTGCAGCACAGGCAAGTCCTGAGATCTTTACTAAGCAGCTAGATCCTCTCTACAAGATGGTCAAGCAGCATGACATGAGGGATCGCATGACTGAAGAAGTAGAAGAAGATCTACGCGAAGCCCGGAACACGGGACTTATATAAACAGCAGCTACAGCAGCAGAGTTTTCCGGGGGGCCTATAGCTCAGACGGTTAGAGCAGTGGACTCATAATCCATTGGTCCTTGGTTCGAATCCAAGTGGGCCCACCATCACAACAACAGCAGCTACAGCAGCAACTATGAAGAGATCTCCTAATCCCATGGACCCCCTAGACGATGTCAAACGTTGGTTCGCGGAGTTGTGGCCCGTGCAGCAGTGTGCGGTCATCGTGGGAGTTCTAGCTGCGCTCGCTGTACTAGTTGCCTGGGCCCTGCGAGGACCTTGACCCCGAGGCTGCATGTGCTGCGAATTGACCGGGGTCATGGGTCGAGGTATGCGCAGCACGTGAGCTAGCTCCGGGGAATCTCCTAGACTGTGGATAACCCTGTGGATAACTTTTTTTAAACGAGTTGGCGATTTTGGTTGACAGATTGGGCTAGGGGTGCTATACTATATGCATACTGAAGGAGCGAGCAATGCGGGCCAAACGTACAGACCGGAATCACATCGTATACGAGCTGCAGGTACCTGCGGGCAACTACATCGGCGTTACAGCTAAGACTGAGACTACTATTAATAAGAGTGTACGTGCTCGCGCTGCCAAGCACTTCTATCGTGCCCATTCAGAGAACAAAGATTGGGCCCTGTGCTCCGCTCTGCGAGATGTCGCGAGCAAGGATGACATCACTATCATAGTACATGCTGTGATCCGAGGCAAAGCTGCGGCACATAAAGAAGAGGTACGCATCCGGCGCGAAATTAAGCCCACGCTCAACACAGATGTGCGCGGCGACTAAAAAACGGTTGACATTTTGGCTAGAGAGTGTATAATACACACATGTTTAACAAGGAGCGCGATATGCTAACACTTACAGCACAGCACAACGAAGACGGCATGTTAACACGTGAATACGACTGCGACTTTACAGTTACTACAGCTGGTGACGGCTTGTGGGGCTGTGAAGCAGGCAGACAAGTGCGTGTGACTGCGATTAGTGTAACAGAAGAAGATGACTATAAGAGCATTTATGTTACACACAACAGCACGTGGGACATTTACACAGACACAGCGTTTGAAGATGCTATTAGCACAGCACTAGGCTACGAAGTGCGTTTTACAGAGCAAGGCATGCAAGAAGACGAGCTTGCTAGCATGGAATAAGCTAACAGCAGCAGAGGGGTTGACAAGGTGCAGCTCCTCTGCTATAATACACACTTAACACACAGGAGCGAACTATGGGTACACGTTGTCTTACTTTTGTCTACGATGGCGACATTACTGAGGGTGCCATCATCAATCTCTATCGCCAGTACGACGGCTACCCCAGCGGGCACGGTGCTGAGCTAGCACGTTTCCTCACACAGGGTACACTAGTCAACGGCCTACGTGGTGAAGATCGTGTGGTGTTCAACGGTATGGGCTGTTTGGCTGCGCAACTGGTCGCACACTTCAAAGATGGCCCCGGGCAGTTCTATCTCTACCCCGTGACTGCTGCAGACTGCGGCCAGGACTATGAGTATCACGTCTACGAGCGCGATAACATCATACACGTACAGGTCCGCGATCGTGGCTGCAACATGTTTGGGCTCACCATGAGCGAGACCAATGCTGCGTTGTTCGATGGGCCCATTGGTCGCTTCTACGAGTACTGCGAGGATAGGCAAGCAGCATAACCCTTTGGACTCTAAGGGTTTTTTTCTGGGGTTGACAGGGTACCCAAAACCCTGTATAATACAGACTTGTTTAACACACACAGGAGCGCAAAATGGAAGCAACGCAACGCGAGTATTTCGTACGTCGTCTCAACGAGATCGCACGTGAAAAGGTGCAGGCTAAAGCAGTAGAACTGTTTGGGCCCACAGGCCGTCCTCAGCAACCCACGTGGGGCATGGTCTTTGAAGGCATCCGTTCCGGAGAGATTACCCTTAAAGAAGACAAGGTGGACTACACGGGTCCTTACCTTAACCCCAGCGATGTAGTGTGGCCTGCTATGGAAGCCAAAAAGGCAGAGCTGGAAGACTACCGCAAGACTGTAGAGCGCGAGCGTCAGAGTGCCGAAGATCGTGCTATGCTAGACGCAGACGCACAGAAAGCCCTTGATGCTTTCCAGGGTATTTAACAAATAGGTTGACAGGGCCTTCGGGCCCTGTTATAATACGATTTTAAACAACATAGGAGCGAAGACTTATGCCAGCAATCATCGAGATGCGCGAAGGTACCTATAAGATCCGTGGCGCTGAAGTGTCCATGGCGGGTAACCGTTTCGAGCTCGTGGAACAATACAAAGAAGGCGCCAATGGCGGTTATGTTACTGTTGCGGGTGGCTCAGTATACCCAAAGAATGCTGGTATTCCAGATCGTTCAATCCGCATCCGTTGTGCATCAGCACAAAGCTACGTGGTAGTCTCTGGGGCAGTGCCTGCTACGCCCGCAGGTGACAAGAGCCTAGAGCAGATCAAGGTTTCGGATGAAGTAGTCGCACACGAGACTGATGAGCAGATCGTAGAGCGACTGCGTGGCCGCTTCCAAGTACTCAAGGACATGACCAAAGCAGTCAAAGAGGGCACCGTGCGAGCTATGATCGTCACTGGCCCTCCAGGTGTGGGCAAGAGCTTTGGTGTCGAAGAAGTACTGTCGCGAGACGATCTCTTTGATACCCTGGGCAATCGCAAGCCCAAATACGAGATCGTCAAGGGTGCTATGAGTGCCGTGGGTCTGTACAGCAAGCTCTATCACTACAGCGAAAAAGGCAACGTTATCGTGTTCGATGACTGCGACTCTGTGCTGTTAGATGATCTTAGCCTTAACATCTTGAAGGCTGCTCTGGATAGCTCTAAGAAGCGTACTATCTCGTGGAACACTGACAGCCGTATCCTGCGCTCTGAGGGAGTGCCGGACAAGTTTGAGTTCAAGGCAGGTGCTATCTTTATCACTAACATCAAGTTTGAGAATGTGCGTTCTAAGAAACTGCAGGATCACTTGGCGGCTTTGGAGTCACGCTGTCACTACATCGATCTCCAAATGGATACAGATCGTGAAAAGGTGCTTCGTATCAAGCAGATCGTCACTGACGGCATGTTGGATACCTATGAGTTCGAGGATGTACAACGCGATGAAGTCGTAGACTACATCATCGAGAATCGCGGCAAGATGCGTGAGCTGAGCCTGCGTACGGTGCTCAAAGTCGCAGACCTGCGCAAGAGCTTTCCTACTAACTGGCAGAGCATGGCTGAAGTCACTGTCATGAAGCGAGGTTAACATGGAATGGACACCCAAAACATGTCAATGGATTGGGCCCGACAAGGACCCAGTCCGTGACACAGATCTGTTCACTTGCCTGAGTGCCGTGATGCCAGGCAAGAGCTACTGCGCAGAGCACTACTCAAGGGTCTACATGGGTGGTACAGCTCTGCGTCGCAAGCGCCAGAACAAGAAGGAGCTCGAAGCTGAGCTGGCTAAAATAATGTGTAAGGATGAAGATCATGAACACTCTGTTTAAACTCGTAGGGCTTCTAGCTCTGATTATATTCTTTATCGCGATTGGTCCACTGGCCGTTATTTGGGCGTGGAACACGCTGTTTGGTGCTACGCATGAGATCCCGTTCACCTTTTGGACGTGGTTGGCCGCTGCTATTTTGATGGCAGTGCCCCAGGTGCGTGTTAAAACGGCAAAATAAGCCATTGACCTTTGCGGTAAGGTTGTTGTAATATAAAGGTACGCTGTTGAACTACAGCTATATTAACTTTAAAGGAAAAGGCAAACTATGAAGTTCATCAACAAAGATACGAAGACCTACAAGGTTTTCAATGCACTCTACAATGGTGCTGCTCTAACCCAAAGCCAAGCTGAGAAGCGTTTTGGCGTGGGTAACCTGGCTGCAGAAGCAAGCCGTATTCGTCAGCATGGTTATGCTGTTTACGCTAACAGCCGTACAGCTGGTAATGGCGTGACTGTTACCGAATACGTCATGGGCAAGCCAAGCCGTGAGATCGTTGCTCTTGGCTACAAGGCTAAGGCTCTAGGCATTACGCTCTAAGAGCTTATCGGTTCAAAATCCAAGCCGATTCGCTCCCGGGGCGGGTTTTGGGAAGGGTCCTTTAGGGGCCCTTTCTTTTTGGCCCTGTGTTGCATAAAAGCCACACCTCGCCGGCACTCCCGCCTGTTGCAAAAATACAACAGTTTTTTTGGTTGACAGCCCTGAGTAAATACCGTATAATAGAGGCATAGTTAGGACATAGGAGCGAGCTATGCAGTTTACAGCAGATCAAGTTTGGGGTGCCGCAGCCGCTGCCCAACGCATCAACGGTGAGTACCTCAAAGAGGACAAAGGCCGTTACACTGACGAAGGCTACGTAGTTGATAAACGAGCCAACAAAGCTATGGTCAAGCAATGGCTCCGCGAGGGCGATTTCAGCCAGATCACTGAGGCCGATTATGCTGCTGGCCGCAGCGCCCGGGATCACTTCAAATCCTACACACTGTTGGCGCTCACAGGTAAGATGAACGATTTCCAAACCACGGCTATGAAGATCGCTGCTATGGAAGAGTTCACAGGTAAAAACATGTACGAGTTCGCTGTTATCAGCTGCCTACCCAGCGTGGCTGTGCGCGATCAGGCCCGTACGGAACTCAAGCGAGAGATCTATGCCTCTGAGCAGCTCAAGGCTGCTGTAGGTGATACCATCGTCGGGGAGATCACTGTGGTCAGCGCAAGGTATAACCCTAACTTCGACAAGTATCGCGTCAACGCCCGTATGGGTGAGAGCTTCGTGGACTTCTGGTTCGGCAAAGCCCTTGAGGGCAGTGTGCGGGTCAAGGCCAAGGTCAAGGCACTCCGTGGCGATAATACAACACAACTGAACTACGTCAAAATAGTTGGTTGACAAAGAGCTCACTTGGTGCTACAATAATGATACTGAGAGAGCGTTTTTAACCCTGAGAAAGAAAGGTCTAGTATGTCAAAGCAAGATATCTCTATTCGCCAAGTTGGCCCTAAGGGTGCCAAGAAGGCAATCCGCAAGTCGCTGACTGTGCGTCGCCCTGTGTTCCTGTGGGGCCCTCCAGGCATTGGTAAGTCCGATGTCGTTAAGCAGATCGCTGATGAGCTCAACCGTGAGGTCATCGACGTCCGCCTAGCTCTTTGGGAGCCCACTGACATCAAGGGTATCCCCTATTACAATGCAGATGTAGGCAAGATGGTGTGGGCACCGCCCGCAGAACTGCCTGTGGATCCTGAGTCCACTGCTGTGATCTTCTTGGACGAGCTTAACTCCGCTCCTCCTGCTGTTCAGGCCGCGGCCTATCAGTTGATCCTTAATCGCCGTGTTGGCACCTATGTCCTGCCCAAAGGCGTTGACGTAGTCGCCGCTGGTAACCGTGAAGGTGACCGTGGTGTTACCTACCGTATGCCTGCTCCGTTGGCTAACCGCTTCGTCCACTTGGAGATGAAGGTAGACTTCGATGACTTCCAAGACTGGGCTACGCTCAACAAAGTCCACCCTGATGTGGTAGGTTATGTGGGCTTTGCCAAGCAGGACCTCTACGACTTCGATCCTAAGAGCCCTAGCAAGAGCTTCGCAACTCCGCGTTCTTGGGTGTTCGTGAGCGATCTGCTCAAGGACGATGACACTGATCAAGATACCCTGCACACTCTGGTCGCAGGTGCTATTGGTGACGGCCTTAGCATGAAGTTTATGGCTCACCGTAAGATCGCAGGCAAGATGCCTAAGGCTGGTGACATCCTCGACGGCAAGGTCAAGGACCTCCAGATCAAGGAAGTGTCAGCGATGTATTCTTTGACCGTTAGCCTCTGCTACGAGCTCAAGGATCGTGCAGACAAGAAGGTCAAGAACTGGGACGAGGGTGCCGATAACTTCTTCCGCTACATGATGGATAACTTCCCTACTGAGCTGGTAGTTATGGGTGCTAAGACCGCGCTCACCAACTATGACTTGCCTTTGGATGCTTCGAAGATGAAGAGCTTCGATGAGTTCCATAAGCGTTTTGGCAAGTATGTTTTGAGCGCCATGGAGAACTAGACCTCTCCAGCGCCAAAGGGCGGGGACTTCTCAGGGTCGCCCGCCCACCTTTTTCGGTTGACAAATAAATAAACAGAGCATATAATAGAAGCATACTAAGAAGGAGCGTGTTATGGACCCGATCGTAGAGAAACTGACAACTGCCCGAGTAGGACTGCTACTCAAGGAGCCGTTCTTCGGCAACATGGCTACTCGTATGCGTCTGCTCGATGCCAGCGACTGGTGCCCGACTGCGGCAACTAACGGTCGTGACTTCATGTATAACAAGAAGTTCATCGAGAAACTTTCTATCAAGAAACTAGAGTTCCTGTTTGCACATGAGATCTGCCACTGCATCTTTGACCACTTTGGTCGTGTTGGTAGCCGCGATCGTCAACTGTCTAACATCGCACAGGACTTCGCTGTTAATCAGATCCTTATCGACGAGCGTATCGGCGAGAAGATCACTGAGGTTAAGATCTGCTACGATCCAAAGTATCGTGGTATGGCCTGGGAAGAGATCTACGATGATCTGTATGCCAAGGCAGAGAAGATTCCTATGGACCAGCTCTTGAAGCAACTTGGTGACCTTCTCGACGAGCACATCAAGGAAGGCGATGGCGGCGGCAAGGACGGCAAGGAAGATCAAAAGGATGGTCGCCCTAGCATCTCCAAAGAGGATGCACAACGCATCAAAGACGAGATCAAAGAGGCCATGATCCAGAGTGCCGCGGCCGCTGGTGCAGGTAAGACTCCTGCAGGTATCATGCGTATGATCAAGGACATGACTGAGCCTAAGATCAGCTGGCGTGAGTTGGTGCGTCAAGAGATCCAAAGCATCATCCGCAACGACTACTCCTTCACCCGCCCTAACCGCAAGAGTATGCACTCAGGTGCGGTGCTTCCAGGCATGAAGGAAGCCACTACTATCGACATCGCTATCTCTATGGATATGTCAGGCAGTATTGGGCACGAGGATGCAACTGTATTCTTGAGCGAGATCAAGGGTATCATGGATCAGTATGAGGACTTCAGCATCAACCTGTGGTGCTTTGACACAGAGATCTATAACCACAAGACTATCACTCACGACAACGTCGAAGACTTGGTAGACTACGAGCCTCAGGGCGGTGGTGGAACTATGTTCGAAGCCAACTGGGAGTTCATGCGTGAGCAGAACATCCAGCCCAAGAAGTTTATCATGTTTACGGACGGTTACCCCTGCGGTAGTTGGGGTGAGGAAGACTACTGCGATACTATCTTTATCGTTAAAGGAAACACACAGGCTGAGTCACCCTTTGGCCAGACTGTGATCTACGAGAAAGAGGTAGCCTGATTTGGGAGTGCCAGGGGCTGTGGCTAAAATGCCACAGTACCCTAGGCCCCGCTGCTACACGTATGCGTGTAAGTGGTCTTGACAGATTGATAGATTGATCGTATAATATAGATACTGACACACAGAAAGGAGCACCAAGATGTTGAAATATGTCGTGGTTTTTGTAGCTGGTATAGTGTTCGGGCAAGTCGGATTCTCTGGCGTAGCTCGTATGCTAGATCATGGTGTTGATAAGGTTAAGACAACTTCCCAGGAGATGGCACGATGAGCAGACTAGATCAGATCGCTTACGAGATCGAGCAACTGTTTATCGAAGGCCTTAGCCCTAGGATGATCAGTGAGACCCTTGGAGTGCCTGTGAGCATGGTCCATGACTGGCTCGCTAGCAACAGCCTCGATGATGAGGACGGCTGTGGTCCTGACCTAATAGAGGATGAGTTGAGTCCTTACTCAACTGTAAACAGTTAATGAGTAAACTAGAGTTCTACGCAAGGCCCTTAGTGGCCTTCGACGCTTACAATAAAGATCATAGGCGCTACTACGCAGAGTTCCTAGAATATGGCGGATGGGGCCGTTGCCCTGTCCGTTTCGTTTGTCCGGAAGATTATGGTATGGACCTGCCTACTATGATCAAGCATAGGTTAATCCAGTACTACGTGGATCGTGAGTTTGGGGGCAGCAAACTATCACAGGAACGATCTAAGGCCCTAGCTGAGGATGCTGACCGTATGTACAAGGAAGCGGGCAGGCTGCGCAAGGAGAGCCAGGCTCTTCTTAAACCCCGAAGGTAATTCTGCAGCGAATTGACCGGGGCTAGCTATGCGTGTACAGCATACCAGCCCTGCAAAAAGATTGGTTGACAGCTCGGGCTATAGCTGCTACATTACACGGGTAAACAAAGGAGCAAGCCCATGTATATCCATCTCAAGTATACCGACAACAGCACGATCTACAGCATCGATGGTGAGCAGATCGAGTTCGTAGGGGGCCGTAGATCAGGGGACGTGGTCGTAAACGGCGATCATGTGTATCGTTACCAGCTGCGCGGTGAATACGTGCAGATCATCGATGAATACGACGATCTCGTAGAAGAGTTTGAGGACAGCGACGATTACTGGGAACGCTACGCTATGGAACTGGCGGGTGTGGCATAAAAGCCACACCTTTTTCTTTTCTGCAGATTTTGGTTGACAGTTTGGATTTTTGGTGCTATACTGTAGGCATACTAAGGAGAGCGAGTTATGGGATACTTTGCAAATCTGGAACTGGAAGTGATGAGCATGGCCCACGATATGGGTGATGATTTTGGCCAGGACGAAGGCACGATCCTAACCATCAGCGAAACGCTAGGTGTATCCCCAGAAGAAGTCCAACGAATCCTAAGCAGCGATTCTGATGCGGATTACGACGGTCAACCCGACGAGATGCAGGAGTGGCACGATTTTGACCCTGACTGCTAAAGGATTTTGGTTGACAGTTTGGACGTTTGGTGCTATACTAGCATCATAGTTAGATAAAAGGAGCGAAGAATGTATCCAGAGATTTCAGAACAAGAGCGTGTGGTCCGTGCCCTCAAGGGCTGGCAGTTCCTGCGCTCAGAACACGGTTGCCTCTACGATCGTGGCTCAGCAGACTCTTACTACGGCCGGGCTCGTCGGCCGCACTACGGTGGAGTTGGCGGCGAGTCAGGTCCCCGCGTTGAGGTTACGGATCCTGAGAGCGTGGCCGAATACATGGCTGGCTACGACTACAACGAACGCTACGGCGACAAAAAAGATTGGCGCTGATCGGTTGACAGATTGGTATTTTGGTCGTATAATACACATACTAAACAACTTAGGAGCGAATCAATGACACAGTCATCAATGGAAAAATCCGGAATGTTCTGCTTTATCGTAGGACTGCTCGTAACGATCTTCGGTGTGGGCGGCATTGAGCAGAGCTTGGACAACTCCGGTCTTTTGCTGGGTGCCTTGGTTTCTACCGTGGGATTGATGATCATGGGCTGTGGCGCGATGATGATCCAGAATGCAGAGGCCTACAAGTGATCAAGCCCGAGGAACTGGACTATCTACGCCGCGCTCTGGATGCCCTGAGTGCCCCGGAAACGACCGCGATGGCCCAGGCTAAGATCCTAAGGACCGTGAGCCAGATCGCCGATCGAGCCTCACGTGAGATCGAGCAGAGGTTCGTGGATCGGGTAGACCAGAACTTGGCCAATCAACATTTGGTTGACATTTTGAAACGCTGAGTGTATAATACACATACACTTAGGAGAGCGATATGAGAGATTTTAATGCAGTTGGTCATGATCTACAAGCGATTGATGGACTCTTGGATCAGATCGAGGAACTGGCCATGGCCCTCCCGATCAGAGCCGGCCAGAAGAAGATCATCCAGAGTAAGATCTACGATCTATACACAGAGATCGAAGACGGTGTTGAAGTGAGTTCAGTTGACTTTGACTGATTTTGGATGTATAATACTAACTTAACTTAAGGAGCGAACCTATGCCAAACTGGTGCAACAACTATGTGGAAATCAGCCACAAGGACCCTGAGAAAATCCGTGCTCTCGCAGACGCATTCAATCGTGGAGAGTTTTGCCAGCATGTGATTCCTACTCCTAAAGAGCTCACTGACACAGTGTCAGGCTTCATGGGCGAGGACAAGCGTGAGGCCCACGAAGCACAGCAGAAGTCCAACCTTGAGAAGTATGGACATGCTGATTGGTATAGTTTCCAGACCAGCCGTTGGGGCACCAAGTGGGATGTGGGTGGCGATGACTGCAACCCTGCAGACGTCAGCGAGGATGGCACTAGCATGAGCGTGGGCTTTGACAGTGCTTGGGCTCCTCCAGTGGGCGTTTACCAAGAACTGACCGAGCAGGGCTATGAAGTGCGAGCCATGTATTATGAGCCCGGCATGTGCTTCGCTGGCGTCTTTGAAGATGGCTGTGAAGACAACTATGACCTGAGCGAGATGTCCAGCAAACAGGTCCGCGATGAGATTCCTGAGGACTTGGATGAGTGCTTTGGCATCAGCGAGTGCATGGAAGAGTATGAGCGTGAGAATGAGGAAGAGCTCACACAGTGGATCCGTGAGGGTGCCGAAGCCAAGGAGCAGCCGCTGTGATGAATGTGGTCAAGTTGGACCGACGCTATGACGGGCATGAACGCTTTAGTCACAGGGTCGAGTTCACTGGCTACACAGGGCAAGGGCGTGTGATCCGTGTCAAGCAATGGGTCCGCGCCCGCAACTGGCTTTGGCAACAGTTTGGCGCCAGCGGAGAACTGTTCTGCGCTCGCCCAGAATACTTCGACGGCACACAGCCGGTTTGGGCTTGGGATGCAGAAAAGTCGAGTATATACCTAAACAAAGAAGCATACACGATGTTCATGCTACGCAAGGAGTTTTGGGAAAATGAAGCGAACCTTTGAGTTCAAGTTTGAAGTCCTTTGTGCCGGAGAGGGCACAGCGGACGAGGCTAGGGTCGAGCAGATGATCGATCTGGCCATGCAGGATCTTATCTATGACGACGAGTTCATCGCTGCTCTAGATGAGAAGGAAGCTGTGACTATTCGGGTCACCAAACTAGGAGATTTTGGTAAACCGAATGGTTGACAGTATGGATTGGCTATGCTATATTAGTAGCATACCAAATAGGGTTGGTATACTTTTAAACACACACAGAAAGGCACATTAAAATGGCAACTGAAAAGAAGTTCTCCGTAGCTGGCGTTTCGACGCTGAATGGTAAGACTAAGATCCGTTTCGCAAATGACTCGATGCGAATCAAGATCCTCGCAAAGAATGGTCACAAGGACGTTGACTTGATCAACCTTCCTAACGAGATGACCAAGGCTGAGATCGCTCAGCACCTGTACTCTACAGGTTATGGCACAGGTAAGCCTGCAGTGGAAGCTGCCATCGCTTACGTAGCCAAGAAGAACGGCGTCACCCTTGCTGCGCCTGCAGCTAAGGTCGAGACACGTGAAGCTGTTACTGCCTAATCCGATTCGCTCCCGGTAATAGGCACAGGGCGG